TACGCATCGCTTCGTGAAAGATGCGCAGCGAGTTGTTGACCATGTCCTTTGGCGTGCCCTCATACCCTGTGCTGTCTGGCGGATCGCCTGGTTCCGCCGTCACGACGATCAGTCGCACCTCGTCAAGCGTCCCGGTGGCACCGCCAAAGGCGCAAGGAACGAGGCCCCGTGATGGCTCCCACACGCAGGCACCGGCGCAAGCGCCCGCGAAATGCGCACAGGGTTGATAGGCCGGTTCCAGTATGTCGAGCAGGGCTTTGGCAAGCATCGGGCAATCAATCCGGTTTTGTGGACCACCTCAATGAAAACCCGAAATGCGATCTGAAAACAACTTGCGATATCGAGATAGCCAAGCCTCATGTCCTCGCAACCAACTCGGGGACCATCATGTCCAAGACCAACGACACCGCGCTGGACGCCTTCATCGCCGCCAAGGCCGAGATCGACGCCATGCTGGCCCGGCTGGCGGTGCACAGCGCCGACCACTTCGGCTACAGCCCCGAGGAGGTGAACTGGGGCCATGTCGGCACGCTGGATCACTATCGCGCCCGCCTCCGCGAAATCACCGACATGGCATTCCGTGAGGGCGAGCACGCAGACTGAACATTTCTGCCGACTATACTGTCAGGCCAAAGCACGTGCCCATGGCCAGCTTGCTGATGGCACCATGTGCGCCCACGCGGTGTTGATCCGTCGGCAAGTCCCAAGTCGGGAAAAGTCCAGCGACCGCCGCCATATGGTTCTCTAGCTCGCTTATGACCATGGTGATGTTCCGCGTGCCCTTATACTCGTCTGCCGACCTCCGGAGATCGGCGCACAGGGCCATGATCGCTGCGTAATTGCGCATCGCATCAAGCTGGCTCGCCCCCTTCGTGTCATCGACCAACAGGGTGAGACCATGCAGAACGGCGCGGATATCTCGCTCCATCATGCTGCAACGGTCCCGATACCATCCAGCCGAACTGCCACGCTGGTGATGCCGTTCCCGGCGGCCTCGGTCGCAATGCCCACAGGGAAGCGCCCTGTGCCCGGCACGTTGATGTTCTTGGCCGTGTTGTCCCACGCCACACGTGCGCCGATCGTCAGAACCGCAGCGGTGGCTTTCGGCAGTTGATAGACGCCGGTGGTGGCCAGTTCGAGCGGATCACCCACGGCGGCCGCATAGGCGGCAATGCCGAAGATGTTGCCGACGATCACGCCCTCGCCAGAGACGGTGCCGCCTGCGGGCGCGGACACGGTGATGACGTCGCCTTTCTGAATATGATTCTTCATGGTCAAAGCCCTTTCGAGGATTGGATGCGGACCACGGCGATGCGTGCCGTTGTGCCGGTGATCTGGCGGTTCAAGTCGCCCAGAGCGGCCGCCATTTCCGCATCGGTCGCGTAGGTGACCCGTTTGCCGTCGTATTCGACGGTGCGGATGCCCTGATAACGGGCGGCCATGAGGGCATCGCGCCAGGCGGTGAGTTGGGCGAGGTCGGCCATTAAGCGCCCGCGTTCTGGAACCAGCCGCGGTGGTCGATGAAGCCTGCGCCGAAGTCGAGGATCACCCGGATTTCCACGCCGTCCACGTCCCAGCCTGACCGGCTTTCCACCTGGGGCCCCTCGTTGCCCGAGAGGTAGGCGAACTCGAGGCCGTCGATCTCGCCGGGATCTGCAGTGACATACCAGCGGGTTGCGCTGGACAACCGGGGTTCGACCACCAACGACATTGCACCCGAGAACGGGTTCACATCGGCGGCGGTTGCGGGCGCGATGGTGGCGAGCCACTTCTCGGCGACGGTCTCCAATGCGGGCGGGACAAGCAGGTTCTTCGGCGTCACCCGGATGATGCGCCCGTCGATCCCCTTCTGGGTGCGCAGCGCCAGCCGGGCTGCGGACAGGGTTGCATCGGAAATCACCGCGCCAGCACCGGCCTTGTTGCCGTGATCGACATGGAACAGCGCCTTGGTGTCCGACAGGGTCGGGCCGTTGCCGCTGTTCGCCTCAAGCAGGGTGACGAGGATCCTCGCCTCGGTCTCGGCAGCCCCTTGGCCCATGCGGCGGGCGAGGTCCGAAAAGGCGCCGATGTCATCGTTCACCAGCACCTGCCGGGTGATGCCGATCTTCTTGGCCCAGGTCTCGATCTTGTAGGCCTCGCGCGCCTCGGCCATCGTCCCGGCCTTGATCTCGCCGTGCTCATTCAACTTTTCCAGCAGGGGGGCTTCGCCCAGCATGATCTTGTTCACCGACCGGAAATCCCGCGCCGACGTCTGACGGCCAAGACGGCGGATGCCGGAAGGGGCGGCCTGGTAAGCATCGCGCAGCACGCGGCCCACAGTGTTGCCGAGGATGATCGGGAAATCGGAGGTCGTATGCAGGGCGCGGGTGACCAAGCTCGCAGGCGACAGCGCCATGGTGGACTCGCCGCGCAGGGTCAGCAGTTCCTTTGCCATATCGACCGGGGTGGCATACGCATAGCGGCGGGCCGGTTCAGAAAGTTCGTGGCGCGGATTGATCCTGGCATAAAGGGCCTCGCCCATCTGGCGGGCACGCAGGGCCGGGTCGTCCTGGCTCTCGCCCATCTCGACGCGGACCTGCTCGGTGCGGATCGTGGGTGCGCTGCGGGTCGCCAGCGCCTCGAAGGCCGCACGACGGGCGGTGTCGGCATCAGCGGCGGCGTCGATCTGACCGTCGATCCAGGACTGGTCCAGCCCGGCGATGCGGGCGATGGAACGGATTTCCGTGTTGATTGCGGCACGGGTCTGCGTTTCGGGCGGTGTAGGCGTGATGATGGTGTCGGTCATGTTGGTCTCCATGCGGATGCGGGCACCCGGGTCAGCCGGGGTGGGGACAAGGGAAATCTCGTGGGGCGTCCAGCGCACGGCGGTCAGCACGCGCGCGCCGTTCTCGGTGGCCTCAGACCATTCCTCGACCGAATAGCCGACCGAGACATGCCGCAAGATGCCCGCCAGTACGTCCTGCCAGAGCGGTTCCACCTCGGTGCGGGCCGAGAAGCGGATCAGCGCCGTGCCGCGCTGGCCATCGACGCTGGCGGATTGCACGCTGCCGAGCACATCGCGGACGGCAGACTGGCGATGCGCATCCAGCACGCTGGCCCCTTGCAGGCGCGACAGGTCCACCGCCTCGGGCGCAAGGCTGAGGCGTTCGACATACTGGCCAGCCATGTCGCGGCGGCGGACTGGCGCGCCGGTGGACCAGATCACCTCTACGGTGCGATCATCGCGGTTGGCGCTGGACGGAGCCAGGTCGGCGCGGCGGGTCAGCAGGGTGAGGGTGTCAGTCATCGGGGATGTCCTCCTTCTGGACAGGCGGCGCACCGAAGCTCAGGCCCAGCGCATCAGTGCGCGCCTTGTCGGCGGCAATCTCGGCATCGACCTGTTCGGCGTCATAGCCCCGTTCGGAAATTGCCTGGCGTCGGCTTTTGAGACCTGCGTTGATGGCGAGGATCTCTGCCTCGACGTCCTTTTTGGGATCGACGTAGTCGAACTTCGGCGGCAACCATTCGCACCCGAGATAGGCGGCAGGATCGCGGTCGAAGTCCCGCGCGGGCAGATCACCCGAGAGCACCGCCAGCCGCACGAAGCGGTCCCACACCGGGCGGCAGAACAGATGCACGACCACGTTGTGCTGCAACTGCTCGACGCGGCGGCGGAACTCGATCAGCCCAGCGCGGATCGAGGAATAGGTCACGCCCTCCAGGTCGCCCGAGACCAGTTCGTAAGGCAGGCCCATGCCAGCGGCGACGGCGCGGAGGTGGTTCTTGACAAAGGGACCGTAGGCGTCGCTCTCGGTCGGGTTGGAAAAGCGGATGTCGGTGCCGGGCGGCAGGGGGATCAGGCTGCCGGGTTCCATACCGACCGTCAGCGCGCCGCCCGAGTTGGTGCCGGTGAGGCCACCCGCCGTGCCGTCGGGATCGGTGATGAAGCCCGTGAACAGCGCCGCCACCTTGGCCTTCACCAGCGCCGCATCCTCGAACTGGTCCAACTCGTGCAGCCGCAGTAGCACTGGCGCGAGCCAGGTAATCCCGCGCAACTGGCCAGCCGCGAGTGGCTTGAACAGATGCAGGCAATCGGTGGCGGACAAGCGCAGCGGTTCCAGCCGCAGGGAGGTCAGCGGATCGTCGGGCCGATCCCGCATCACCCAATAGGCGGTGCGCTGCCCAGCGCCGTTGAACTCGATCCCCGCCCGGATGCGCGCGCCGCCACCGATGTCGCGATGCAGATCCAGCGGCACCTGGTCGCGGTCCAGCAGGTCGATGTGCAGGGGGACGGCAGCGGCATCAGGCACGACACGCAGCCGCGCAAAACTCTCGCCGCCCTCAACCATAGCCCGCACGGCCATGGCCTGCAGCCCATAGAAATCAGCCAGCCCACTGGGATCGGCATGATCGGTCCAGCGCAGCCACAGCACCTGCAGCCGTTCACGCACTGCCCGGTCGGGATGGGTGGATTGCGGCTTGATGCCCGCGCCGACGACATTGCCCACCAGGCTGTCGACCGCCGCCGCAACCCAAGGGTTGTTGCGCGAGTACCATCCCGCACGTCGCGCTGCCGTGGTCGCGCCTGCGAGGATCGCCGTGTTCAGCCCATCGACGCTGCGCGCGCCTTCCCAACGACGACCACCNCCCGCCGCGTCAAAGCCGCGCGTGCGTGTGAACCCGAGAAGGCGATGAAGGAGCGTCCGCATGGCGCGGATTGTCTCATTTCCAGCGCCTCCGGGGTATCAGAGCGGTCGGGAATGGTCGGGAAAGTGTGGCAACCGAGCCCCGTCCCAACGCCGCCCGTCACCCGCAGCTTCAGACGTACGGCTGTCGGGGTGGCTGAACAGGCGCTGGAGTAGGCTGCGCACGCGGGAGAGAATCGCATGGCAGAGGTGAGGTAAGCTATTGGGAATGTTTGGCAAAAAAGCCAACAAGTTCGTCCGCTCGCAACTTGCCATTAAGACGCTGGCAGAACCAAGCATGTTATGTGATATAGGTAACATAACATGATGGAGCATGTGCATGGCGAAGGGTGACTCCGGTAGGATAGTAATCGAGGTGGATCCTGCATTGAAGCGTCGGCTGTACAGCGAGTTGGCCTCGGATGGATCAACATTGAAAGCCTGGTTCGTGGACACCGCCATCTGTTATCTGGACGAAAAGGAACAGCCACGGCTTCCAGTCGTTGCGCAAGTTAGAAAGCCGGGCAACGGACTATGAACTTCATGGAAAATGAGAGTGCGCAAAAGCTGCGAGGGGGCTATTATACCCCTAGTGATCTGGCAGCATTTATTGCGAAGTGGGCGTGCTTCGGCGAAGCAGCGCGCATTCTTGAACCCAGCTGCGGCGACGGGGAGTTTCTTAGCGCGATCTCTCGGTTGCAAAGCAGCGCCAAAGTCACTGCGTTCGAACTTGACTCGGAGGAAGCGCAAAAAGCGCAGGCAAGAGCAAGTCAGTGTAGTGTCACTGCTAAGGTTCATGATCGTGACTTCCTTGAATGGGCAATCGGTCAATTAGGTGAAGGTGGTGAACGGTTTGATGCCGTAGTCGGCAATCCGCCCTTCATTCGTTACCAGTATCTCCCTTCGGATTTCCAAGTTCGTGCAGAGCGTATATTTCGCCATCTGAACTGTAAGTTCACGAAGCACACAAACGCTTGGGTGCCATTCATCCTCGCATCTATTGCCTTGCTCAAGGCAGGAGGGCGGCTGGGTATGGTCGTCCCAGCAGAAGTTATCCATGTGAGCCATGCACAATCCTTGAGGTCGTTCCTTGGCGATCAATGCAAGCGGCTCGTCGTAATCGATCCAGAAGAGCTTTGGTTTGATGGAACACTTCAAGGGGCAGTTATACTGCTCGCTGAGAAGAAACTGTCTCCGTCCGATAAGGGCGAAGGGCTCGGAATTGTGCCTGTCCGAAACAGGGAGTTCGTTTCACAAGACCCAGAGCAGCTATTCAGACGGCCTCGGGCAATCAACGGAAAGACAGTTTCTGGCAAATGGACACGTGCATTGCTCAGTGCCGATGCATTGCAGCTACTGGATGACCTCGAGCAGAATAAGCGAGTGCATCGTTTTGCAGACCTTGCGGACGTTGACGTTGGAATTGTAACTGGCGCAAATAAATTCTTCCTTGTTTCTTCTGAGACTGTGAATGAATTTGGTTTGGCAGAATACGCTCATCCCATGTTTGGTAGAAGTGAACATTGCCCGGGTATTCTTTACGATGATCGCCAGCACAGAGAAAACGCGACTCTTGGAAAGCCAACGAATTTCATCTGGTTTCCAAATGCGGATGCCAGCCGCCATAAGAGTGTGCAGCGGTACATTGAACTTGGCGAAAGCCAAAGTTTGCACACCAGATTCAAATGCCGGATTAGGAAGCCGTGGTATTCTGTGCCATCAGTCTACACGGCAGAGATCGGGATGCTAAAGCGTTCGCACAATACTCCACGCCTCATTCTAAATAGAGCAAATGCGTTTACAACAGATACTGCTTACCGAATTCGTTCAATGACGGTTTCAGCAGACAAACTGGTCTGTTGCTTCGTCAATCCGCTAACCTCGCTCAGTGCAGAGCTTGAGGGCCGCCACTACGGCGGCGGGGTGCTTGAGTTGGTGCCGTCTGAAATCGAGAAGCTCAGCATCCCGCTGCCAGACGAGTTTGAACCTGACATCGATGCCTTGGATGGTGCGATCCGGTCCCGCGCCACAACGGACGTGCTTGCGGAAAATGGGCGAAAGGTTCTTGGTCCCATGGGCGTATCTGTGGGTGATCAACAGCGGTTGATTGATGCGTGGTGGGGACTTCGGAACAGGCGACATCGCGTTTCGACTGAGCCCGAGGCTGCAGAAATCGATTAATCTATTTCGATCACAAAGGTAGTTGGGTCTTTTGCGTTCCGGTAAAGTGACATAGTCCGACCAATCAGGTCGCTATGTGCCACGAAAGATTTCATTGGTCCCCAACTCAGACGGGTCATGGCGTTCCTCTGTTTGTAAGCAGTGGATGTGGTGCTGGTGGTATGGCCGATGCGAAGGTCAAATTCGCCGTGTTCCACGCCCTTGACAATCAGGCCAAAACGGGCCCGGGTCTCTTCAACGGTAGCACTTTTTGGGTTCCATGTTAGTGCAGGGAACACCTCATCACGGAAATAATGCCGGTGATCGATGTCGTCATCGAGTAGTCCCTTGTCCAAGTTGATTGAGCCGGTTGCATGTGTTGTGGCACCAGAAGGGATCGTAAGATCCCGTTCTGTCAGGGCCTTGCTTTCCCATACAAGTTCAAGTTCCGCCCCCGTTGCGGCCGCTGGTGGTGGAGCTACCGCTATTGACCCCGGTGCTGTTGGGACTGCTGGAACCGGAGGTTTCGGCAGTACTGATCGCTTTACCGTTCGCGTTAGCGGTGCAACACGCAGCCTGATTCTGGCCAAGACATCCATCTTGCCCCCAGCCCCACTTGCGAGGGTTCGAGGAGGGAATGACGATGCTTCGTCGATCAACCGTCCCTGAGCGTGCAACTCATCCAACTCGTCAGGGTCAGTGAGTCGCACAACATGCGCCGGATACTGAGAAACCAGCTTCGAAAACTCATCGTCAACTGACTTTGCAATACTCGCGTCGTTGCCGTCGGCAAGATCAAGGTCAAGGGTGATGCTAGCCTCTATATTATTGTTTAAACCACCAGGCGTGAGGTTTGCACTTCCCAGTACCATGCGCGCTTCAAGATCGCCCTGTGCAAAATAGATCTTGGGATGAAAGATGACATGCCGCGAGCCGGTATCGACATAATGAACATTTGCGCCATGTGCCATTAGCGCACGTAGCCCCTCACGGGACGTTATGTCATTTCGAATCCCGGCAAAAACATCTACCTTAGAACCAAGGAGTGAGAGTTCGGACGATAGCAAATCCACACCGGCTTTGTTTAGGAAGGCCACGCTAAGAATAGCCTTCTTTAAGCCAGGACAATCGAGGGCGTGTTTGACCGCCGCCAAGTGTGTTTCCGGAGTGAAGCCTTGCAATAAAAACTTCTTGGTCCCCATCGTGCTCCCCGCATGTACAGAGAGCTCATGCTATCCGCCCTTTCTGGGAATGCCTATCCCCTGGATTGACCGGGAGAACTGATCCAGGGTGACCGGATCACGCTTTGGTTTGTTATCTTCGGCACCTCCGCCCGCGCGCCCATCCCTTCCGCCTCCTCGTTCAACCGCATCCCCATGCTGATCAGGCCGTGCAGGGCGGCGTGGGCGTAGACGAAGGTGTCCAGTGCCTCGTTGCGTTCGCCGTCGCGCTTGGGTTGCCAGGAGCGGATGGGGCGGCCCTTCTCAAACCGGGTGACGACGCGTTCGGCGGTCAGCTGGCGGAAATAGTCGGCATCGAGGCGGCGGGGGAAGTGGATGGCGCCGGGGCCGGGTTCGGTCAGCTTCAGGCGGGCGTAGACCGCGTCCTTCACGGCATCCACGCCGACGATGAACAACGGGATCTTGCCCTTGTTGGTGCGGGTGGGGCGGCGGGGCCAGACCGGGATGGCGGGTCCACCACGGCCCTTGATTGCCCAGATACGGCGGGCGAGGCGCGTGCGGCAGAACTCATAGGCCATCTTGGTGTGGTGGCCGCCGGTGTCCACGGCGACGGCGCGCACGGGCAGATCGCCATAGGCGCCGTTCAGCACGCCGTCGAGATCGGACCAGAGACGCGGGCCGGAAGGGTCACCCCAGAGCACGCGGTAGTCGATCACCCACGCCTCCTCGTCACGGCCCCAGCCGACAATCTGCACCTCGATCCGGTCGCCCTGCACATCGACGCCCGCCGTCAGCACGGCCACGCCAGGGGCGAGGTCGCTGCCCCAATCCTCGCGCCGTGCCATCAGCGGATCGGCGGGAACGGTGTCGCCCGCCTGGTCCTCCCAGGACTCGCCCAGCTTGGTGTTGACCCAGACCTGCAGACGAGCGGGATCCTTGGCCACGCGGGCATGTTCCTGCGCGACCTCGGCCCAAGTTTCCCAAGGGGAATAGAGCGATGACAGGTGGAACCCTGCCGTGCGGCCATCGCCCAGCGCGGTCGGTCGCCACTCACCAGCTGACATCATGCGCGGCTTTTCATGCTCGTGATGGACGCCGCCGCAGGCATCGCAGACCAGATACGCCGCGTCGCGCTGCCCCTCGGGCCAGCGGATGCGTGCCCATGTGATCGGGGCCATATCGCCACAATGCTGGCAGGGGACGTGGAAATACCGCTGGTCGCTGTCAAGGTAGGCCGCCTCGATGCGGGAATGGCCTTTCAGCGTGGGCGTGGACACCATGTAGATCTTGCGCCGCCCCCGGAAGGTGGTGGTGCGCTGGATCGCAAGATCGACGGGGTCGCCCTCGCCGTCGGCATCGCCGGGATAGCCGTCCACCTCGTCGAGGAACAGATAGCGCACCGGAGTGGACCGAAGGCCGACGGCGCTGTTCGCACCGGTCATCACCAACTGGCCGCCCGGGAAGGATTTGCGGAACAGGCTGTTCCCGGCGTCGCGTGACCTTGGGGCCGAGACCAGATCACGCAGGGCAGGGGTGGCCTCGATCAGCGGATCGATCCGGACGGTGGTGTTGCGGCGCACCATGTCGAGCGACGGCATGACCAGCATGGCGATGCCGGGAGCATTCTGAATGATGTAGCCCAGCCAGTTCAGCCCGGCCTCCGACCCACCTGTTTGCGCACCCTTCATCAGCACGACGCGTTCATAGGGGCTGGAGGTGGACAAGGCGTCCATAACCGCCCGCAGGTAGGGCGTGCGGTCGGTGCGCCAGCGTCCCGGTTCTGCCGAGGTGGGCGGCAGGATGCGATTGCGGTCGGCCCAGTCCGACACCGGGATCGGCGGTTCCGGGCGGATGCCGCGCCGCCAGGCAAGGTCAATCTCAGGCACCATCGCCAAAACTCCCCAAGGGCATGTCGGCCAGGTATTCGAGATGCTCGCGCATCATCCGGTCCAGCGCCGCGAAGGTGGCACGCGGGTCGGCCCCGACCTCGGCTGCCAAGAGCGGCGCGGTGCGCTGCACCCAAGCCATGTGCGCATCACGTTCGGCACGGGCGCGGGCGAATACCGTGCGGGTGGCCGCAACGGTTTCGACCAACTGACCCTGTTCGCGTTCGAACGCCAGCTTGGCACGCTGGACCTTGACGATCTCATGCAGACGTTTGGCCTCGGCCAGCGTGGTCGAGACACGGGCGGGCGAAGCAGGAGCGGCGAAAGCACCGCCCTTGTTGCGACGCGACGGATCGAGATTGTCCTCGATCCATGCCAGCCCCTCGGCCACATCGATCTGACCATCGGGTCGCACCGGCAGACCCTCGGCCACCAGTTGTGAGATGCGGCCCTTGGTCAGGCCGACCCGTGTGGCGAAGGCGGTCTTGGTTTCAGAGGCGTTGAGTTTAGTCAATTTCGCCCCCA